CACCATATTTAAATCTATTAGCAATCTCTATAGAGCGCTCACTAATATGACATGCGGCCATTTGTAAGACTATATCAATACAAGGCTGAGATATTGTTGTGCTTGTAGCCATATTATCCTATAATAACTAATTTAAAATCATATACAACCGAACTAGATACTCTAGATCCAGACGCATCAGGAGTTGCTAGTTGAATTGAAATATCTCCAGTAGAATCTGCAGCAGTTAATCTATATCCCCATCCATGCTCACCATTCCATTCAGCATAGTCTTCACATGTATGCGAAGATAATTTCTCCCAAGAACTTGTACCGGTTTGTCTAAAATAAAAATCACATACAAAGTCAGTATTAGATGTAGTAGGATCTTGATCTCCTCCACTTATTACAGTAGAACTATCCAAAGCTGTGCTACTCATATCTACAACTTTACTCCATCCGTTTAATGTATTATATTGTACACTTTCAGCATTCCATTGTATAGTATATTTAGTAGCACCTGAACCGCTAGTTCCAGCTGCTCCAGTAGCACCAGCAGGTCCTAAAACATTTCCAGCAAATACTATATTACCATTAGATAATGTTAATACTAAATCTCCAGCGCCATAAACAGTACCACCAAAAGTACCTCCAGATGCTGTAGCATTTACTATACTAACACCATCTGCACCAGATACTCCAGCTGCGCCAGTTTCTCCTGTGTTTGCTGAGGGTAAAGTAAAGGATCCCCCACATCCATTTGAACAATTACATCCCATAATTATATATTTTTATCCACAGGATCTGCAATTTTTAGCATCGCAAAGCCTATTTATATTATCAATTAACGCATCAAAATTTGTTTCTATTCTGCATGCGGCGCTATATTTTAAATCTTGTAATAAAGTATATGCAAATATAGCATCATCTTTTTTATCTTTATCACATGTATCACATTCTAATTGTAAGTCTGCTAGCATAGAATGTACGCAGCATTGTGCATTACAATAGAATAATTCTCTTATCTCCTTTGTATATGTAGAAGCTCCTGCAGGATCTCCTGCCCCTGTAGTGACAGTATATTTAATAACATATAATCCATCAGCAGGTTTATCTCCTTGTGTTCCTCCTAAATCAGCCATACTAAGTTCTACTGAAGAGTTATCTGCTTTTGGATAACTATTATTTGCAAACAAATCAATAGTATGTGTAGATCCTCCTGGATCTGTAACTTCTAAAGTAGCAGCAGTAGCGTCTACTCCATAAGCTCCTGGATTAGTACTTGAAGCAGTCTCCCATCCTCCTGTATTTGTACTACCATCATATGTTCCTGTAGTCTCTGTAAATGTAATATTTTTACAATCACAGGTAGTACAAAATGTAAAATTTAAACTTAAAGCCATATTCTTTTATATTAAAAAAGGGCAGGCAATATTAATACCTGCCCTTTTATTAAAAACTAATTAATCTATATACTACTATTATTATAGTGCAGATGAAGCCCCTTTAACAACATTATCAAATACTTTAGTAAGTTTATCTGATTCTGTGTTAATTCCAGTTGGGAAACATAAGTAGATCATTTGCTTCGGTCTACTACTAGATGCAATAACATGTGAGTTTTGTATACCATTAGTATCACCATCTGTATACACCTCTAAAGTTACAACATCATAATTCTGCGCACTAGCAGCTTGTAATGAACTAACTGCTGACGCTACTGGATGTCCAACTGCTCTATCGTAAACACCGTGTCCACCTAAACCAAACCATTCTAGTTCAGCTATTTGTTCATATTCTCCAGAACCATTACTAGCAGCTGTTGTTTTAGTTACAGTTGTAGTACCCCATCCTGAAGTATTAGTATCCCATTTAACTTTCATATAAGGCATTTCACCTACAACCCAGCCATTACCGTAGCCTAAGTCTTCACCAGTTAACTTGATACCAAATTTAGCAGTTGCAGCAGTAGCAGCTGGTATTCTTTTAATATCAGTGTCATCTAAATCACCACTATGTGTAGTACCCTGGAAAGGCATATTTAACTCTAATGTATTAGCAGTAGTATCTATAGATACAACTCTATAAACAGCATCTGTAAGTGCTAACGTAGAAGTACTGAATCTAAGATAGTCACCAACTTCGATAGCAGCATTTGTTGTAGCATCATCTACATCATCAAAGCCCCACATAGTTGTACTTCCATTTGCGATGAAAATCTCATCAGCATTAGCACAACCAGTACCAAGTGCTAAACCAGCATTATCACATAACATTACAGCTGATACATTATGTGAATCAGCATTAACTCTAGCAGCAAATGCAGATGCAATTTCTGCAGAAGTAGCTGAAGAATCTGATGTATAGTTATAAGTATAAGTATTACCTTGTTCTGCGAACAAACCATCATTATACTTCATATCTAAAGTCAATTTATAGTCAGTATCATTTTGAGCATCAATATCTAAGGATCCTGATCCTAGGTATCCGATATTATCTACTTGCTCTGCTGCTGCACTATAAACTGTCTCATCGTGACGAATAACATCACTAATTAAAAAATCAGCACTAGATACTAATCTGTTACCAATTCTTTGTACTATCCTAACGCTATCTGTAAGCGCGCCTGCAGCATCTAGCATAGTTGTATTATCTGCATTATCAATAATACCAATCTCTCCTTCTTCAAGGAGTGTATAGTCTGTGAATGCTACATTATTCGCTAACTGATCTGAAATCGTAGGATGAGCAACAAACACTAACGTTGAATTATCTTCTCTTAACATTTTATTTTTATTTTAAATTATTTACTTATTTTAACTATTTGCATAATCTACAGCTACCCCGTATATTTTAATTACAAGTTTACCTGCTGTATATGCAGCTTCTGTAACTGATCCACAAGTTAGATATAGATATTTTTTACTTAATGCAGCTAATGTAGCTCCTGCATCAACTTGTTGTCTCATACCTAAAGCCCAGTCACCAGAATTTAAAATCTCAGTACCACTTGTTACAGCCGCATTTTCTGCGTCAGTAGCTGTAGCTGAGCAATCTAAATTAATATCTGGATCACCACCTGTAGGTGCTTCAAGGCATCCTATTTCAATACTATAAGGTATACCATTAACCGCTGATGTTAATTCTGCAATGTAAGCATTAGCTGCTCCACCATCAGTTCCAATAACATCACCAGCATGACTACCAGAAGCTAATCCACCATGAAGATCAATTATTATAGTAGTAATTATATCACCACCAATTTTATTTACAAATGTATTAATAGCAGCATCTGCAATACCCGATCCATGAGCATTAGGTGTTATACCGAACATTGTTGCGGCAGTTCCTAAACTTGCATTATTATCACCAACAGCGCCTCCACGTGCTGTATCTATAATATTTTGAGTGGAATCATCTACCATTAAGGTAGTACATGCCACATCACCATTAATTCTATCTAACATAGGATTTATATCTTGCACCCTCGCGAATACGTTCTTTACAGCCCCGCGGCTTCGTTTACTGGGTACGATAGTTGCACTAGTCAACTTTGTTAATTTCGCCATTTTATTTTAATTTTTAAATTATTAATTATTCCATCATTTGATTCTCCCCCATTTGGAGTTGAATCCTTGGAGATTCTATATTACCAAGTGCATGAGCCACAGCCATATTAACTATCTCTCTATGTGTATGATCTGCTAATTCACAATCACTACCATTAGTTACATTAATACGATCCGGCTCTTTAATATATCTTAAATGATAATTACCTACTGTAACATTAGGACTATGAATAACTTCCACTCCATTATTATTAGCTGCATCCATCTGATAAACTCTTCCTTCAGAAGGTCTATTAAAAGGATCAGCTATGGAAGTAGCATAGCGATCTGCTGTTATAGGAGTTACTGCCACTCGTTCTGTTATACTAGTACCTCTACAATCTAAACGTGTAATAGTACATTCAGCACTCATAGCATGTCTATACTCTATACCATCTAAGTCAAACATAACTGAATTAGGTTTCATTCCAACACCCGAAGAATTGAGGTTGACCTCTCTAACTAATAGACGGAGATCATCCCTCCTTTTCTGGGTTTCTTCTAAACCCTGTCTCTTCGTATTTGTTCCCCATGCACGCTGCTCAACAAATTCATCTTGAGCTTCGTTAAGAAAAGCATCAACTTCTGCTACTAGGAAATTAGGTAAAGCTCCACTATTCACTTTATCTAATCCTAGATTAAAACTATCATGCATTTCTTGTACAGTCATATTATTTAGTAATATCTAATCTACTTTTTAAACTCATATATACATCCTGATTTTTAGGATCTGAGAGATACGTAATTGTTTCTCCAAGACTATACCCTATTACATCACCACCAGTTAATGCATATTTTGTGCCAGTTTTTGTTATAACTCTGGCTCTTATACAATCTTCAACGAATACCTTCATCTTGAAATCATTATCTTTTACAAGATCAATAAATCCTTGAGGATTTTCTTCAACTAATTTATCTACTTCTGATTCAACAAAATCTGGAGTAGACGAATCGTCAACTTTTTTACCATGAACTTTTAAAACGTTTAACATATCAGAGGTAGAAAGACTACTAAATAGATTATAAGCTTTTCTTCTAGTTTTAGATTTTTCATTTCTAGCTTTAGCCTCTTCATTTTTATCACTCATAACGTATTCAGCAAACGGTGTGTCATATCTCTCTATTTCAGAGTTAGCAACACGTTGATGTGCTTTCAATACTTTATATTGTAATTCATGAGAAGGTAAGTTTAGATCTAAAACCTTACCAGCTTTAGGAACATCTATATAGAACGTAGCCCAGTAATCTTTATTATATCTAGATAAAGTACCAGGGCTAAGTTTCATAGCTCCTTCTATTCTTCTCTCTTCTTCTTCTGTAAGTCCAGTGTTTAAAAGTTGTGTTTGTCTGTCCATTTGAACTGTTAACCTTTCAAAACATTTACTATATCTTGTAAATCCATCATGATCTGTGGGTAACCATCCGTTCGTTTTAATCGGACGGACAGTTACTTTAGATCTAACAGGAGATTTAGTAATATTATTATCTGTTTTAACAGTTTCTTGCACAGTATTATTTACTTCTACACTTTCTTCTTTCTTCTTTTTTGCCATCTTCTTTTAGTGTTAAATTAAACAATTATTATATACTAGATGAATAAACTAACTCAGCACACGACATTGGGTTTTCAATAAGAATACCTTGTTGCGCTTGAGCAAATAATTCATAACCATCAACTGCAGATGCAGAAGCTGATTTAAAACTAGTATTTGGTCCTAGTGGAGAAGTAGATCCAGCAACATGCCACATCAACTCTTTTCTTCCCTTAGGGTATACACGTCTAACGTTTTTCTTACCAGAAGTGTTACCAAAATTCATGATAGTATAACGGTAATTTTCAGTGTATCCTCCATCAGGGTGAGATACTCTGTTTCTTACTTCGTTATCATACATTGGGAAATGTACTAGGGTAAATTTGATACCTTGAGGTCCCATATATTCTCTATATTGACCACCAAATGTCAAGTTCTGTCCTGAACCACCCACTCTTTTAGAGTCTAATGGTTGGAATCTAGCAGCATGGTTTTCCAATGACTTATGGAATTGTACCATACCTCTTTCACCTGTAAATGCTACAAAGTGTCTAGAATCTTCAGGAAGAATATTGATTGATAAATTTAATAATACATCCTCTAAATAATCAATAGTAAATGTATTGTAGTTAAATTTATATGCAGGAGCAATTTGCTCTCTAAGTCCAGCACCTTCAATGATTGGATGTCCAGAAGCTCCCATCATTTGATAAGCCCCAGAAGAATCTTTGTTAGATTTAGAGAACCAAAGTTGTCTTTCTTTCTCTTTCATCCATTGACAAATAAATTCCCACTCAGCATATTGTGTCCAGATTTTAGTTGACTTCTTAGATTTAGGATCTAACATTTCAATTACTAAAGGACGTTGATGCATGTTTCCAGGAATAGTATACTTCTTAGACATGAAGCTCATTGAATTTCTCATTTTGAATGGAGAAGTAAAGTGAGTTTCACCGTAAGTTCTATTCAGAGTTCTTTCTTGTGGAGAGTACTCTTTACTTACTTTCTTTCCAGCAGCTAATAAAGTAGCAGGAATAAAAGCATTTACATCTGGATCCATGATTTTACATTCATATACCCAGTTCATACCATTAGCATACGGCTCTGACATTACTCTTACTGAATACTCAGTGTCATCAAAAACAAGTTTATCTGACATTGCAAAATACTTCTCTGCTAATGTAATTAAAATTAAAGCTCCTCCTTTACCAGGAGTACCAGTTAAATTTGAGCAAGTATACGATACAATCGATACTGCTTTTTCATCGTCTCCCTTCAGTAACCACTCAAAGTCGTTATCATCTGGTAATTCTTCTTCCATGCCATTAGCAAGGAAATAATCCATTCCTGTATACTGGTTCAAACCAAACACTCTACTCATAATATTAGATACTAGCGTAGGTTGCTGAGCGAACACAGTACCCAAGTGATTTTCAGTTGTAAGTCCTGACCATGATTTAGGAGCATACATCTGTAGGGTGTTAATAGTCTGTGCCATTTTTTTAAAATTTAGTTATTATTAATATTTACTTATAAGGATTTCTTCATTATACCAAAATCGACAATATCGTTTTCAACTTTATTAGATGGCCTTCGACTGCTTAAAGAGTTAACTAAACTTCTAGTAGCTTTAGTTTTGCTAGTTCTTTTAAGCGCTGATAAATCCCAATTTAAAATTGTAGCCATATAAGCCACTTTTAAATCAAATTCTGGATCAGCTTCTCTTGCCTTCATAATAGCGTTTTTACCGTCTTTATCTACTCTGGTAATATTTGAATATAATTCTTTTCTTTGTTTTGGGGTTATAGATATTCCAGAGATTACCTCTTCTTTATCGGTAATATGTTTCTCTAAATCTGATAACCATTGATTATGCATTTCAACTTTCTTAGCATTATCTGCTTTTACTTGTTTTACATAATTTTCTTTCTCACGTTTTTGAATTTGCATTAAACTAGAATGCGCATCCATCGCCTCTGCTTCAAGTACTCCTGAATCAACATATCGTTGTACTTTAGCATTTATTTTATCTTGATCCCATCCACCTCTATATAATAGATCTCTAACTAATGCTCTTTGAAGCTCTTGATCTTTCTGTATAGCTTGAGCTGGTATAGATTCATACTCCTGTTGTTGAGAGGATAAATTTATTAAATCGTGTAATGGAACACCTTCTTCATAGTTATCCACTAAATATTTAATTTCGGGTGGAAGATTATCTTTATATTCATTCACACCACTATCTATAGATCCTTTAACTTTACTTAATAAGAACTCTTCATTATCTTCATATTCCTCATCTTTAAAGTCTATTAATCCTTTCTCTCTTTGCATTTCTGCAAATACTCTTAACGGAGAATTTTCAGTTGTATCTGGTGTTACTACTGGAGAACCCTGATCTTCAATCTCTATAGATTGATCTTTAACAACCTCTTTTTCCTCTACTACTTCTACTACTTCTTCGTTATCTTCCTCATTACTTTCTACAACCGCCCCAGCCAATGGATCTACTTTTGGTGGTGTAGTTGGTAATTCTTCCACTTCTTTAATATCTAAGGCTGGATTGCCTATAGACGGTGTGGATTCTTCCTTCATCTCTTTAGACTCACCTCCCATAAGGGAACTAATATCTAATCCCGCTAACGCGTCATCTCCTAAAATCTCACTCATAAAATTTAATTTTATACAAATTTAACAATTATTTACTATATAAGTCAAGTCTTTCTCAACTTAATTTTTATTTAAAATAGTCATACTATAGCCAAAACTATAATCTGACAGATTATATTTTTACCAATCTTTAATAATTTCATTACCTTTTTCGTCTCGATCATGTATTATACGTGGTCCTGTATCTAAATCCTGTAAATATTTTAATGCTTCTTTAATAATCTTATCTCTTTCTTTATCAGTTTTAGCATTATCTAATCTTTTTTGAAATTCTTCACGCTTTATTTCCTCTGTTGTCTTTTTTACTTTATCATCACTTAAAAATTTATTTAAAAAATCCTCATCTTTATTTGATAATTCAGTACTTTCATTTCCATCTACATTCATTTGTTGATCACGATTCTTCTTTTCCTTTTTTCGGTTTTCTATTTCTTCTGTTTCACAAATAGGACATATTGTTCCATATTTTAAATCAGTAAAAAACATCGTAGAATGTACATTACCATAATTAGTAGGTACAATTATCATACTCTTTTTATAATTTTCTATAGCTGCTCTATACTTACCATTATAATCATCTGTTACAGTTGGTAAATCTTTATTTGGAAATTTCTTTGAGTCCGGATTAGGATATGTAATAACTTGTCCAGATTGAGCACGTGCTAAATTTTTATAATAATTTGATAAAGTAAAATCATGAACACTAATTGGAATACCATCATAATCATTTTTATGTAATGTTGCATTAGGATTCTTCTCATAAAAATCTTTTTTAGCATAAGAATTACTCCATTGTTTAAAATTATCATCTAAACGATTTCGTAAAACAAAAGATCCAAGAAATCCTGGTTCATTATGCCATTTTACCATAGCTCTATCAGTCTCTTTTCCATCTTTCATAAGAGGGGTAAATTCATATGTTTTATCATAATTATTTTCTAAATGCTGACCATAATACCAATAATGAGATCTCCAATCTTTTTTATTTCTATCTATAGCTACATTTGAACCTGGTGAAGATAAATATGTTTCTAAACCTTTTTGAAAATTAACCTCAGCAGTTCCAAAATCTTTTTGCGCATAATATAAAGATCCTAATAAATTATAAAATTGATGTGTAGAATTATGAGCATTTTCCATTCCTAAACCTTTATTAGCTAATTCTATACCTGTTGTAAATAGTTGATTAGTATGAATTTGTAAGTTCTCAAGTTGAGTCTGATCTTGTAAAGATAACATACCATCTTTATCTTTTTTTCTATTTAAATCAGTTATTAATCCTAACATTTGCATACCTCTGAAATAATTTTGATTAGCATTTTGATATACTTTTCCTTCTTCGGTCGTCTTCCACCATGACCACTCATCCGAGTATTCATAACTTTTTCCTATATAATGATTTGACATTTAATTTATTTTATTAATTTAATCCAAGTTTTCAAACAAATTCTTTTTTTCGTTCCAAAATTTCTCTCTTTCTGTTAAGAATTTTTTATATGCTTCAGAATTAAGATTTGGTTTACCTGTTAATGGATGTATAAGATCATAAGAAGGATTCATATCAAACTTACCTCTAAAAGGAGTGTACTTAGATATATCTATTTTAAGAAGTTCACTTGCGTTTTTAGAAGCAGATCCATGAGGAATTAATTTTAAATTAGCTATTTCACTACTAGTAAGTGGAACTTCTGTTAAATAATAATCATATGTTGGACCATGTGTACGTAAACTTTGCGTTCCTCTAGCTACTGTATTTCCTCCCACTCCAGATTTTCCAAAATATGATGCGTCATTTCTTCTAATATCAGTTACTTTAAATTTAGTTCCTCTGGCTAATAAAATTTCTAATTCATTTGAAGTACTCATTTGCTTACTACTATATTGTTGAGCAAATAAATTATTACCAGAATGATTTGGAAATATTAATCTACTACCTCTTCTATAACTACCGGGACCTTGTAATAGACGACCTTGCATCTCACCAAATGAAAAAGATTGTACTTTAGATGTTTCTATAATTGATCCATTTTTAAAAGAATTAACTAAATCATCATGGTTAAATACCTTTACACCAGCGTCTCTCATCGACGTAACATATTCTTGACTATAAGTTCTAACTAAAGGTATCTTTGCATTTTGTGAATAAGTATTAGTGATTTTATTATTTAATATAAAATTATTCATTTCAAGTTCAGCTCTTGCTACCAAATCATCCATCTTGTGAGGTGCAGCATTTGTATGATTCAGATTTACTAAATTTCGTCCTGTAAGTTTCCAAGAATCATACATATGATCATTAGTTATTTCATATTGTGTTTTATTACGTATAGTAGAATTTGATAAATATTTAAACCTTTCTTTGTTTTGCGTAAGATAACTATCTAATTCTAATTTAAACGCATTAAGTTCTTTTTGATTTTTAAAATGTATCATAGGTTTATTTGTAGGACCCTGTGAAACAAATAATCCAAATCCATTATGTCTGCCATGTATACCAGCTCCTAAATCCTTAATGTAATGTTTACCCCAAAATCCTGCTGATTCTGTAAGATATATAAATTTATCTTTCCAACTATCAATTGAAGCGCTATGACCTCCTCCTGTATAATGCATATCAATAATATGATCAGCTGGATATAAACCTGATCTTAAACTAAACCGTGAACTATAATCATTAGTTAGTCCCTTTAAATAATCAGATTGATATTTATTAAGAAAAGTTGGATAATTTTTAAAATTAAATACTCCTCCTCCCCATAACTCAAGACCTGTTATACCTGTATGACCTGCTGCATTTAAATAATCATCAAATGTCTCTGCATTAGCCCAACTATTATATAATGGAGATTCATTACTTATAGGGTTATATAATTGACTCATACCATGAACACCAAATCCTGCATTTGCAAAATTACCTAAAGTTGCTCCTGGAATACCTGCAATTTCAGCTGAAAGACCTTGAGCTATACTGTGTCTTAAATAGCCTAAATTTGTAGGATTACCCATTAAATTTCCAGCTAAATTAGTTTTATATCCTACACCTGTACTTTCCCATAAAGCACCTCGATTTATAAGTGGTGAAACATGACGAGTAGTAAGTGTTTTAATTGGAGCAGCTATAGATCTTTTAAATGTTTGTCTAGCTACATTACTAAGAGCTGTAAAAGCAAGAAAAAATATAGGTACAGATTCAGTTCCTCCACTAGCATAATATTTTCCACTATTTAAAATCCCATCTGCAGTTCCTCCTGTAGGATTATTATAATTTTCTCCAACATCTGTCATTCCTATTTGTATAGGACTATCTTTAGGAGATGACATAAAAGAACTCTGTACAACTGGATGATTAAATTTAGAAAGTTCTGGATCATAATTAGGATTATTTAATTCTATAATATTATTTGATTCTGAATCATAATATTGTAATTTTCTATCCCATGTATTAAATTTATTATAAAGTAAAGCTTCATCTTCACTATTAACTCTTTTTATATTTGGCTCAGATTCAAATAACTGATTTATTTCAGGTAAAATATTTTCTTCATACCATTCCAGATTATTATAATACCTCATATTTGCAGCTTCTTGAGAATTATCTTCATTTACTGCATCCATTCCTAGTAAATCATTAAACGCATCATATGTCATCATATCGTCCAGTAATCTCATATCCGGATCTGTGTAATCAGCTTCTATTCTCTTTCTATAAGTATCTTGCATAGCTAATGCCTTAAAATGATTCAGATTTACTGTAGGATATGTAGGATATTTATCTAAATAATGATTACCATTTATAGAATTAGGAGGAACGTTAAAAGATTCATGTTTTAAAAATTCTTGAACATTACCCTTCTCATTTAAATAGGTCATATTAAAAATATCACCATTTCTATAATCATCAGTTTTAGTATAATCTTTAGCAGATTGTAAATTAGGAAATCTAGCTATCTTTCTATTATTAATTAATTCACCTAATTTTTCATTAAGAGTGCCTTCATAATTATTATCTTCACGATTTATAAATGAAGCAGAATTGTTATTTGGTTTAAAACTTTTTATATAATCATTAACTTGCTCTAAACTTTTAAGATTATTAAATATATGTTCTTCAAAATTTAATAACTCATCTCCTTTTGTTACTCCAGTTCTTAAGTCTTTTTCGGATCCATATTCTACATTAAATGAATTTCCATCCCACATAAATTCAAGACTATGAGGTCCTATTTCTTTTCTTCCTAATATACCTTTATCATAAAAATCTCTCATAGTAGAAAAAGCTCCAGTATAAGACATTTTATCTAATTCGTCTTGAGTAGGAATATTATGTTTTGTTTTATAAACAAGATTATTCCAAATATCATCTGATGCTTTCTCAAATCCTGATGCGTTCTTTTTAGTTTTTCTATATTGAAGATTTAATGGATTATTAGGATCAAATGTAAAATTTAAGTTATCATCTACAACAACTCCTTCAATAGGTATATTTATATTCTCTGCCATTATATACGTTTTCCATTACGATACCGTTCAACCTTACCTCCGTATCTAACCATTTCAGTTTGTACTCCAAAATCATCTGTTTGTTGAAAAGGAGATCCTTTCGGATCAGTAGTCCGAACTAATCTATTCATATTTAGAATAATATTTTCATCAGTATATGCCTTCAATAATACACCTAACCTTGCAAATTTACCTGGATCTGATTGATATAATTCAAGAGCTTGATTTAAATGATCTGTAGTAAAATCTTCTGTACCTGCGTCATATATACCTAAATTAGCTAATTCAAACCTAAATGTATCATAATCAGATTTAAGTTCGTATTCCTTTTTATCGTGATCATCTACATCAGGATCTTCTAAATACCCTGGTCTCATAGTTTCATTTAGCCATCCTATTTCTGTCTCTGATAATCCATATTCTATACCATATTTATCTTGCCACTTTATAGGTAAAGCTCCTGTAGCATGAGAAACTTCATTAGCTGCTCCAGATTTAGGATTATTACCTTGATTATGTAATTGACCTATACTAATAGTTGATATATTATCTACTGGGGTATACATAGTTTTTAACTGATCTAATTGCATCATTCCTGACAGAAATCTCATCTGTTCATAACTCATATTATTTGGGTCAATAGCCGCTACATTACCAGTTTCACCCCATTCCTTTAACCATTCTTGATTCAGTCCTCCAGCGATTGCATCCCATTCTTCCTGGGGTATTACATCGTACTGATGTCCTAAAAGTCGATTTTGTCTTTCATTTTGAAGCTCTTGATATCCAAATTCTCCATGAATAGCTTCAGCTCTCTCTTGAGTTTTTGGAGATGCTATTAAATTCTGATACCAATTTATAACACTTTGCCCTTCAGTGTCTGCCCAACTATCTTGGGCTTGAGGAACTTTTATCCCATAATCACCATAAGGAATTTTACCTCCATTTTTTCTTAATATCATATAAGAATCATCAAAAAACGTTTGATCTGGAGTTGATAATAATCTATCAAAAATACTTCGTTTTTGGTGTATACCTAAATTAAATTGATCAAGATATTTAGCTCTATTTACTTCATCTAACCATTTATTAAAAAATTGATCTTTTATTTGAGGATCATCTAAATGTTGTAAAAATTCTTTTCCTTCTTTAATCTTTCTTAAATTATTTCTTAACTCTCTTTCTAAATGTTTTAAACTAGGTCCTGTATAATTTTGTAAGTATTTATTATGACCAAAAAGCAACTTCTGAAGTTCTTTCTGCGTATGATCATCTGCCCCCATACTAGGTTGACTTTTAATTTTATCTATAGTCTTTTTTAATATTTTATTATTTTTTTGACTGTTTTTTATTATATCTTCTGTGTTAACTTTATTTATTTCCTCTGTAACTCTGGCTTGTTTAAATTTATTTTTAGCAACAAATTCTTTATTAGTAGACCATGTTTTAGTTATTGGGTCATAAATCTCACCTTTATTCGCTCCTGATACTCTAGCACTCGCACTAGAAAAAGATGTTGGAACAGTATACTGTCCTGACTTAAATTTAGAAGCCGTACTTTTTAGAAAATTCCATGCGCCAGGTATTTTACTAGCAAGTCCTGCAGTAGCTACTCCAACTGCCATATTTTCTGGACTTGAAAACATATCAACTGTTCCTTGTCCTAGCCAATTAACAGCATCTAAAAAAGGTTTAGAAACATATTGCCACATTTTATCATGATTCTTAAGATATACGTCATCCTTTATTCTTTTTGCTGTAGGATTCCACATACTAAAACCTGCTGGTTCCCATATATGTTTATAATATAATGCAGCATCTTCGTCTGACCAATTCTTAGCCTGTTTAGTATCTAAATTAGATATACGCTTTAGATCTATTGAGTTTTGTGCTTTAGGGATATATCCTCCGTCTTTAAATAAACCTAAAAATCTTCCTCTTCTACCTCTTTTATCGGCTCCTCTTTTTCCTATTACAAATGGGTTTATAAAATCTAATGGATTATCTTTTGAAAATATTCTTCTTTGGCTTCTATTATGTCCATATAAACTTTTAGATCTATTTTTACCACCAGTTACTAAATTAGAAGTTACTGTACCTTTATTATTTATCCATTTAGGCCAAGTAAATCCTTTCTTTTTCTTGTATGGACCGTCGCCTGTACGTCCACGAGGAACTTTAACTTTTTTAGGTTGTGGTAAAGGAGGAGTAGGAAGAGGAGGAGCAGGAATTGGATCAAGCCCAATTATAGGCATGTCTGGAGTTTCTATAGTAGTTTCATATCTTTTAATTGGAGTATTTGTAACTACATCTTCTTCTTCCTGACCATATATCGTATAGTAAGTATAATCATGCATTGTTCTCCAATCATGACCTTTCGTCTCCTCTCCACGTAGAACCATCTCTATATCTTGGTTTGGGTATTGATTTTTAAAATACGCCTCAAAATCTCCATCTATTGGGTACGAGAGCATTCCAGATTGTCGAGTATTTGGTGGGTCACCAGACCCCGGAACGCCTCCACTAATAGATGTATATCTTTCTCCGTCCGAGGCAGTCCAATTGCGGTGAGTTGTCCCTTCTACAGGAAATTCTGGCGCAAATACAAAATCATCCAGTTCTTTTCCCCTCTTTGTTATTGTTTTTGTAGTTGTATTATATCCAAAATCACCTTCTATTTCGTCATCATGTCTTATATGAGCAGTACTTTCACTACCTGCTATTGCTGCATCAATAAGATCCCTTTTTTCTTTGTATGGTATATCCCTTGCATTTATCTCGTCAACAGTCTTTCTTAATTTGTTAGCTCTTGTGTAATTTATTACATCTTCTGAAATTGAGTTTTGTGCTAATGGAATTTCTGTAATAGTTTGCGCAGCATCCGTGGTCATAGTATCTCCAGGATTTAATACTCCTTGATACTCATCATCAGCATATACTTCCACTGGATAGTTTTGTCTTCCCTCTAAAAATCTAACAAAGACATCATCAAACTCTAAAGTTGCAGAAGTTCCTGGATCGGCACCTTCTAATCCTTTATGACGTGACGCTGCTGTGTTAGCTCTTATATGTTTATATTTATTTCGAGTCTTTCTTTTTGGCATCTCTACGCATTTTCTCTCTGTCTATTGATAGTTTCTCTCTTTTAATTGAAGCATCAGTTCTGTTCTTCTCTCTTTGTGCTGCAAGTTTTTGAACTTCTATAGTATCTGGAATACCATCATTATCAGCATCACCGTCCATTCTTTTTGACTCTGCATTAATTAAAGCAACATCAATTTTAGTTTGATTATCATCTCTGTTTCTTTGATCTTCTCTATCCTCTTCTTCTCGTTTCATTTGAAGAGCCATTTGCTGTTGTTGCTGTGCCATTTGTTGTTGCTGTTCTTGTTGCATTTGCATTTCTTGCATTTTCTCAAGTTCACCTCTTTCAAAATGATTCTTAATATCAGAGATACTATTACTATTATAAACTTTTATAACATCTTCAATATCCATTTTATCAGATTGTATAGCTAACTGTGTTAATTGTTTTAACATATCTAAAGCTTGTAAATCTTTAGTTGAGTTAGATACAAATACACCATACTCAGTATTTCTAAATTCTATATCTAATGTAAATATAGTGGAGGTTAAATCATCTCCTATATGTTGTAATTTTTGTGGAGATTCTAATACATAAGCAGCTTTAGCTACATCTACTAAAGTTTCCATAACTCTACTTTTAGTTTGATTATGAATTTCAAACCATTTCTCTGTAATATGTGAAGATTGTACAACAGCTCTTTCAGTGTTACCTACAAGTTCTGAAGTAGCAATAGCGCCCATTCTTTGTCGAGTAACTCCAGATAATGTTTGTATTTTTTGTTCTGTAAACTCTAATAATTGAACATGTTGTTGAATATAATTACCAGTTTCCATATCTAACACTTTATTTTGTGTAGATATATTACCAGCTAATTTACCAGTTGATTGTCCTTTTTTACCTTCATTAAATGAATCTACAAATCCAAATTTCATAGCTTGTGCATAGTACATCCATTTTTCTACCTCCCATCCATCTGGTATAAGAGAGACATCAATCATAGCTATTTTACCTTGATTTGCTGCTAAAGCTAACTCTGTTCTATACCAAATAGTAATGTATAAATAAATCCAAGGAACTAATCTATCCATTAAAGAAATTGATTGAGAGTTATTACAATTATACACCGTTCCTACATATCCAGATTTACACACAGAAAGATTTGTCATCTTACGGAATTGTTGAAGTCTAGGACCCATATCTATATAAATATCTTCTCCTATTTTAGTACCTTCCCAGTACTCTCCAACCCAAAACCACTTCACTGTTTCTCCAACTTCTTTATTAACTTTATATGTATCTCCCACTAATGTTTCT